AACATTTGGAAGTTCTCAGCGACTACCTCAGTGACATACACTCGTTGACCTTGCTGATTCTCATAGCTACGGGTTTGAATGCGTCCAGTAATTCCAATCAAAGCGCCTTTTTTAGCCCAGTTAGCCAAATTCTCAGCTTGCTGACGCCAGATAACACAGTTAATAAAGTCCGTTTCACGTTCGCCGTTAGCGTCTTTGAAATTGCGGTTCACGGCAAGGCTGAATGTAGCTACTGCGACATTGCTAGGCGTATAGCGTAGCTCTGGGTCTTTGGTTGTTCTTCCAACCAGCACGACATTATTGATCATTGATTTTCTCCTAAGATTTCGTAGTTAACAAAGTTGTCATCAAGCAGCTTAGCGAATTGATGCCATTGATTCTCTCCACCGTGGAACGTAAGAGCAAGATTGACCTTGTACGGTTCAGCGGGTTTGCTAGGCACTTCCTCGACTGGTTTAGCATCTTCGATAACCTCACCAGTTTCAGCGTTGACCGCCTTAATTTCCTCGTTTGCTGACTGTTGAGCCATAGCTTCAATTTCTGCTAGGCGTGCCGCTTCTGCTTTCGCTTTGGCTTCTGCCTGCTGCTTACGCTCTACGGCTGCATCACGGTCCTTTTTCATTTGCTTGAGAATCTCAACTAGAGGTGTATCGTTATTTAGCGCTCTAGTATATGGTTCAGCCGGTAGCTCATAGTCAAGGGCTTGTTCCTCAATCATGCCCACGTTAGCCTTGTATTCTTCAAGTCGGTCATACTCAGCCAAAACCATAGCGTCGATTTCTTCGATAGTCTCCTTCTTGAACTCCATCTTCTTGTCTTTGAAATACTTCTTCAAAGAATAGCCGTCGTATTTGTCTTTAAACGTGTCTTTATCCAGTCCGGCAAGTTTACACTTTTCTTCAAACACTGATCTAACGTGGTCAGCTCGCAGCATAGCTTGGTGATTGTCGATTTCATCACGTTTAGCACGCAACTTGTCAACAAGTTCCTGCAATGGCTTGCGAGATTTCTTCAAATTGCCCTCAAACTCTGTGAGTGGGTTCTTGTAGATTTTTGAAATTTCTTTGCGCTTTGCATCTAGCTTGTCATCAAGCCCTTTATAGCGGGTAATTTCTTTTTTGATGTCGCTATATTCAAGTTGGTCCAGTTGTTCGTCTGAAAGCTCGCTAACTGCCGCTTGAATAGCTGCATCGAACTTGTCAAAATCAAAGTTGATTGTCCCCGGTGTATAAACCGGTTCAATCGTTTCAAGAAAATTGCTTGTTGCGTTGTTCGTTACGTCCTTCATGTGTTTAACCCTTTCGATTATTAATCTGTGTTTGAATGTCGTTAGATACCACGTTAAAACCTGCCACTAGCAACTCATGAAAATCATTGAGCTTGTACTTCTTCATGTAGTAATTCGCTACTGTTTCGGTTGCTTGGCCAGTAATTAAAGCTAGTTCATTGACTTGCTGCATGATTGTGTCATGTTGTTCATCGCTAATGAAGTTTGGTTGAGGTTGTTCTTCCACTTCCTCGCCTTCTTCGACTAGCTCCGGCTCTGGTTGGACTGGTTGAGCTTGTTCCTGTCTCTGTTGCTCAATCTGTGCCATTTTACGAGCCTTGACATCCTCTTGTGTTTCTCGTGGTGTCACGTCAATAGGTGCCGCTTGTTCCATTTCATCCGCAGTGTATAGTCCGCCCACGTTCTCCGAGAACGCATCTCGGACGGCTGCAACGATTGCCACTTTTTCAATCATTTGGCCCGGTGCTTTCTGCCACCAGTTCTTATGCGTGTTGTAAGCTGAAAGCTCAACTTCACGATAGACTGGACGGCTTCGGTCCTTGCGGTACACCTCACACCAACCACCGATTAACGTAGCTTTGCGAGGTAAGATAACGCCCTTTTTGGTTTTAAGTTCGCCTTTTTCGTCCTCGTAAATCACACCACTTTCAAAACCGTCATAGTTTTGGTTTTGTTCAGCTCTCTTCATGAAAGCATCCTTAGATACCACGATTTGAGCTGGGTTGTTCCCATACTTGATGAAATAGACCTCTTTAGTGAAAGGGTTAAGATTGCGATTCTTAACGATTGCCAGCAACGTTTGAAGCTCTTGTGGGCTTGCTTGATGTTTCGGGTCAACGAAGTTTCTCAACGTTTCGCCGTCGAGTTGCTGGAGGTCTGTTAAATATGCCCCTTTTGTTGTTTGTAATTGATTTTCCATGTCATATCCTTTTTAAATGCCCATAATTCTCAAATTTTGGGGGTTATTTGCCGTTTTACCGTTTATCTAGTGTAATTGTGCCACTAGATTATTTAGGACGGTTACAAGCGATTTTAGAGCCATTTCTTGCCCTTCGACTTTTTTAGGTGCCAAAGCTCCCGTTTGAGCTTGTTATTTTCGTGAGACAATGACAAGATTCTGTCTTGCTGACTGTTGATAATCTCGCCTAGCTCACGACCTAAATTAATGTACTTGTTCCGCCATCGGCTATCGACTTCATAAGTTTCTTGTTCCATATTTAATACCTACCCTCCCACCACTTCATGTTCTGTTAGTCCGCCAATAATTCTAGGAGTGCTTTAATACCATCCTTCATGGATTCTTCACGTTCCGTGCGTTCAAAGTCCGAACCGCCGGGTTTAGTTACATTGTATTCAGCTTCCACGATAAGCACTTCGCAGTCAAACGCTTCAGCAAGTTTGTCGATTTCAGTTTTTTGTTCTTCATATGGTTCAACTGGCAAGTATAGTGCGTCTCTCAAACGGTCAGTAAATGTTGCTTCGAAAACTAGACTTCCTCTATCCTTGTAACTTTTAAGAAATCCATCCTTTTCAGCGCTGTAAAATACGACTAGTTTATTGTTTTCTTTCATGATTATTCTCCTTCACCTTCGTTATATTTTTTAAAGCTCAATGTAAAACCTGCGATACCAACAGCGATAACTGCTAGACCAAGAGTTGACATGATACCCTCTTTTTCACCAGTATGTGGTAGAGTACCACCGTAAACGGTTGTATTTGCCGCCTCTTTTGGCTCAGAATCGTTTTTATAAACGACCTCGGTAATTTCTACCTCTTTTGTTTTCGGAGCGTCTACGAGCTTGTTAGGTGCCTCTTTAGGCGTGCTAGGTTTTTGAGGTTTTTCCTGTGTTGGTGTCACTGGTTTTTCTGGTTCTGTTGGAATGTGCAATTCTGGCAAGTCAAGGACAGGAGCATCGTTTGGCACCACTCCACCTTCGAATGGCGGGAGCTCACGTTCTTCTGGGATGCCCGGAATGCCACCTTCAAACTCCGGTTTTTCATATTTCGGAGCGTCGTTTGGAACTGTACCGATTGGCTCAGTGTACTCAGGCAACTCTCGAACCTCTGGGATTCCGGGGATGCCGCCTTGGAATTCTGGGATGTCAACTTTTGGAGCTTCACGAGGAATCTCAAATGTAGGTTCTGGTTTATTTTCACCGCTCGCATCACCACGTCCGCCTACTAGTTGGACATTAGATGTTGAGATAGCTCCAGCATCTACCGCTACCAATGTAGCCTTGTTAGTTGGGTTAGTTGAGTCTTTAACCGCTGACTTCAAACGAGTTTGGTAATCGATATACATAATGCGATTAAACTCTTTAAACTTAGCGTCAAACCCATCAGCTCGTACATTCCATGATTCAAGATAGTCTTTAGCTGAGTGGTCGATACCAGTCCAATTAACTGGATCATCTACAAAGTAAATGTTTTGGCTGCCTTCTACAAATTCTTGGTTATCTGACCAAGTGTCTTTCAATTTTGCGTATTCCAAGACTTGACGAGCTGTGTTAAGGCGTAGTGTCCAGTTAATGATTTGTGGGTTTTCCTTGTTTTGGCTACCCCATTTAGACAAGAGTTCATCCGTTGGAAGTGGGCCTTCTGTTGCGATTTCAAACGTCTTAACAGTACCGTTGAAGTTTACTGTCACTGGTTTCCCAGACTCAACGATATCCAACCACTTAGCATCGAACATAAGAGACATTTTTTTGTTTAGTGGATGTTCGGTGAAATAGTTGTTAAATGTTGTTGTGATCTTGCGAGCTTGAGCGTCAGCGCTAGCTTTACCGACAACATTGTCATTGTTATATACATCGAAATCAAAGTTTGTTTGTAGACCGATTTCTTTTGGCAATTCAGTAACTACTTTGTCGCCTTCGTTCACTGGAATGTCGTCTGGAATTTGAATATCTTTGTACTCAACTTTGAATGGGCTATATTTGCCAGTGCCGTTAGGGAAAGTAACCTCAACGTTAGGGTTTTCGACGGTGATAGTAGTGTCTGTTTTAGTCACTGTAGTAGGTGCTGTTTCTGTAGCAACCGCTGGAGTTTCTACCGCTGGAGTAGTTTCGACTGGTGCTGGTGTTTCAGCTACTGGTTGAGATTCTACTGGTGCCGATGCCAAAAATTTTGGTGTTTCCGTCACTGTTTCGCTAGGTGTTACTGTCACATTGCCAGCGTTGTCGGCTGTATAGACATTAGACACCGCTGGTTGAGCGTCAGCTACTGGCTGTGTTGTTTCGTCCGCTGATACTGATCCAACACCGATAAGCAATGCTGTGGCAAGTGCGAGTGTGCCACACAAGCCATAGGCTTTAGATTTAGTGAAAGATGGTTTAGCTACTGTTTGAGTGTTGAGTGTTTTCATGGTATACTCCTTGTATAGATGTTATTTCTTGCACAGGCCCTTACCTGTGCTTTTTTTAGTGCTTCAATCCGCACCCATCGCCCACCGTTTCATGTTTTTTCAATGTTTTATTAGACTTATGAATGGGAAA